GTGCTTATCACCTGCAACGTTCCGTTTTCAATTATCAGGCTCATAAATCCTCTCCTTTGTAGCCGTAGGTTACTCCGCTTACTGTATCCTCATCTCCTATTTCATCAAGAATGGCTTCACCGCGAGTGCGTAAACGTTTACGCTCATCCTCTGAAAAACTGAAGCTGACATTGTTCTGCGTCACGTTAGGGGCTTCGCTCAGCCAAATGTACGTCTGCGCCTGGGCGCGTCTGAACTCCTTGCTCTGGCGCACCTCCTGCGACAGTTCCATGTCAGCCGACAGACCCACACCCTCGGCTATGTCTTGCAACGTCGCCGTGGGTATCGGGTATGCCGAAATGCTTCTCAAAGACTGCGCTACGTTCATCCCTTACTTGCGGCTTCTCCGTTAGCCCACTTGGTGTTAGCGGTGTTGATAAACACAAGGCTACGGCGGTTGATGAGTCCGGGCTGAGCATATCCCTCTGCCATCGTTACCTCGAGCATTGGGTTGAGCTCCGAGTAACGAGTAATCTTATAGTATTTGGCTTGGGACTGCAAGGCTGCGGTATCCCGCACAAGGGGAACAGGCTTGAAGTGAGTCCATCCGAGCTGCGGTATAGGAGCGAGTGTTACCACGTTTTCGTTCCATGGTTTGATGGTTACCGATTCGCCCTTTTTATCCTCGATTGTAGCGTAGGTGTCGAGCACGAGAATCTGCGGCCAGCCCTTACCGAGCATGTACTTGTTGATTCCGTCAAGAGTAATCATGTCGGCAGTTACAAGCGACTGCTCGCAACGAGGGAAGAGTCGCTTTGCTGTTTTGGTCTGTGCCATCAGCTGATTGAATTTGGCTTTCTCCATTATCGCATACATGGGCTTTTTCAAACCCTTGCGAGCAATTGCATTCTGCCACTTGTGGATGTCGGCTAGACCGTCCGCGTTAGCTTCGTCATCCCATGGTGTTTCAACGCCTACAAAATTCTCTTTAGGTACGTTGAAATTTATGGTGTCAGCAGTAGCCATCTCACCATCAATCTTAGCCGGGAAGTCGTGAATGCCGGACGAGCCGATGCGCATGCAGTCGATTTCCATTTTGTAGTCCATCGCATTGCGGACAAATGTCAGGTCGTCATAAACGAGGTCAACAAGGTAGCGGGCAGTCGCTTTGTCCTCCGTGTTGGCAGCAGCAAGCGTCTGCAAGTCTTGATACTCGTTGATTTCGATTTCGTCTTTCTCGCGGCTCACGGCATATTTGCCGAGCTTACCGTTCCATGCGCCCACGGTCTTGCGTGTCTTTTTCGGGGCTTTGGTATTAAACGCCACGCGTTCAGCAGCTACAGGTATACCCTCGTCGCCCTCCAGTCCTTTGATATCGAACTTGGGGCTGAACTTCAGGGGGAACAGCTGCGGCCATGCCAGTCCGGTGCCGGGCTTATAGCTGTTCACTTCGACATCCATTCCGGCTTGGTCAATGTCAAATAGTGGCTTCTTCATATCGGACATATTTATTTCCTCCTATGATTTTAGCGGTTAAACAAGTGTGATGAGTGGCAGCAGTGCGGCTACCTCTTTTGCGATGCATGCGGTTTCCTTGCGGAGATTCGCTCCGTTAATAAGGCGCACGGGGAAGTCGCCCTCATTGGCAGGAACGTGGTTGCCAGTCACGTACACCGGGGTGTAGATGGGCTCAGCTGCATCCTCGCTCGCTTCCTTTGCCTGATACAGTACTGTATCGTTGGCAATTCCCTCTCCAAGTGTTACGATTACGAGGTCATGGTCTGCCGGGGTAGTATCTACTTTGGTGCATTTCACACCTTTCTTTCCGTGCGCGATGATGTCGCCAACGGCTACGCCGCTTCCTTTCTCCACCTTGATGGTTGTGTCTGCAGCGGCGACTGCTGCTACAAGGCGATAAGCCTTGATGGGAACGAACTTACCGTCCTTTTCGCCTACGGCGGTGGTGGGTGCAATCTCGAACTGGGGGTTCTCAATCAAACCACCTCCGGGCTTCTCGGCAATGACCTGCTCTATACGGATTGGGTCAACCTTTGCAGCATCCTTGAACTTGAAATTTACTTCCATAGTTTATGGGGTGTTTGTTTATGTGTTTGTGGTTGGTGTCAACCCTTGAATAGCCGGGGTTGACGATACGGCTGCTTCGCGTTCTGCCAAACGCTGTTTCAGGTAGGGATTCTCTTGCGGTTGTGCGCCGCCTTGCGCCCCTCCTTTAGGTCTGCCGACTACGCCACCCTTTGCAGCCAAGTCCACCGACATCTGCTCAACGTCCGGTGTCAATTCAGTCAACCATCCGTCAAACTCTTCGTCGTCCTTGAACGTCATTCGGGAAAAATCTTTTTCGTAGCGACTGCGGACGGATGCCGGTGCATTCTTCAACACCTCTGCCAGCTTGCTCTGACGGCTTGTTGCTGTCTTTTCTTGCTGCATTGCATCGAGCCGCGCATTCAAGGCTTTATTCTGCTCAATAAGAGCCTGAGCCCATGCCGGGGTCTGTTCGCCTTGCGACTGCTCCTGTTCTGTGGTGTTAGCAGTAGTCTGCGCCGTTGTAGTGGTCGCTCCCGACTTTACACCGTTAGCGTCCTCCACTGGTTTTCCGTCTTTGAGATTATGGGTTTTCTCGTAGTTCTTTACGGCTGACTTCTGCGCTTCGTCAGCGCGGCTGTCACCATATTGCTCGAGAACTTGCTGGAACGTCACGCCCGCTACTACGTTCGCGACATCTTCCTCTTTAGTGACCTTGCCGCTGCTGATCAGTTTGTCAGCGACCCGACCGAGAATAGCTGCGCTCACCCCGGTAAACTTGCCGTTGAGAGCCGTTAAGATTGCTTGCTTCATGTGATAAACTAATTAGTTGATGGCAAATGTAGTAAAATTCCGC